ACCGCAAACACGCCCGCCACCGTGAACACGTCGCCAGCGGCCAGCGTCTGCGAGCCGGTGCCGGTGATGTTCAGCGTGGACTGGCCCTGCGTGGTCACGGTGGTCGTCACCGTGTGCGCGCCGGTACGAGTGCCGGTCAGGTGCTGCTTGATCGACTGAGACATATTGATCTCGTCGTAGCCCAGCACGCCCATGCCCATCATGCCGTTCTTGAACTGGCGGCTGATGGTGTCGGTCGGGTTGAACAGGCCCTTCATGCCTTCGACGAGGCCCGCGTTGGCGGCCGGGTTCACGGTCGCGTAGCGCGGCGACATCACGGCGGCCGACTCGTTCAGCTTCTGCTGGCCCTGGAGCAGCACCTGAGAAGTGCCCGGAACAGTGCCAGGGGTGCCGACCGACTGGAAGATCGACTTGTAGGCGTTCGCCACGTCCGCGTCGATGCTAGACGCGAGCTGCGAAATACGCGGCTTCAGCACGCGCTCGGCGAAGTCGTCGAGCTGCATGGTGAGTTCGGCCGAGGTGAAGTTCACACCGATGTGCTTCTGGCTGGAAACCGTCAGCGTGGTGAACTGCTCGTTGTCGTCCTGCACCTGGAGGGCCGCACCATCGGTCACCAGCGCGCGGTCCGGCAGACGGATGCGGAGGGTGGAGCCGATCTTCGCGCCTTCGACGGCAAAGCTGTCGTCGTACTGGCGGTTGACGTTGCGGGTGAGGACGAGGTTGTTCTCAAGGATCTCCAGGGCCTTCCTGGTGATCATGTCGATAGTAAGAAGCGAGTTTGCCATCTCAAAGGTTCCTTAGCGGTTGCGTGTGGCTTCCCACTTCTTGATCTGGCGCAGGCGCTCGGCCTCGATCCACTCCGACGTAGACATGCTTTTGACGGAACGGGGGTCCGTCGTGTCGTAGCCAGGCGTGGACGTCGAACGAGCCGTCACCGGAGCAATGGGAGCCGGGGCGGTTGACGTCTTCTTGACCGGCGGGTCGGAAGCCAGCTTGGCCTCGATCCTGCCGATCTCCTTGGCCTGCAAGAACGGAGACAGGTTGGCGATACGCGCCGACTCCTTCGGATTGGTCCCGAGCCAGTAGATGATATCGGGGCCAACGTCAGAAGCCTGGATGGTCTGAGCCATAACATCAGTCACAGGAAGGCTCGGGTTGTACGCGACCTGTTCAAAGTCATCGTACCGACCGCGGGCGGCTTCCTCCTTCTCATGGTACGCCTCAAGCATCCTAGCCTGCTGCTGGGACGCCTCACGCTGTCGAAGCAACTCCTGCGCTTTCTGCTCGGCTAGGGCCTCTGCATACTTGGCAGCGTTGTCGAAATCGTCAGGTGCCGGAGGGTTAACGGGCATCGCCCGCTTCGCCTCAAGCTCGGCCAGCTTTTGGGCTTGCTCTCGCTCCCATTTCCGCTGTTCGCGGGCAAGGCGCTTGCCGACAATCGCGTCCAGTTCTTCTTGCGTGAAGGTCTTGGACGCCTCGTTCGGCGTTTCGGCCGGCGTAGAAACGTCAGAAGCAGGCGCCGCCGTGGCGGCCTGTTCCGGCGCGGGTGCTTCCGCTAGGGCATTTACTTCTTCGGTAGACATCTTCGATCCTTACGATCCCTGGTGAACCGCACCAGTACGGATGTCAGCCGGCAGATCTCTGCCGACTGAAAACTTTATCCGGGCATCCCCAATGCCGTCTTGATCTCGTCAGGCGTTGCCGCCGCGTCGATCTGGTCCTGCATCTCGGCGTACTTCTGGCGGATGGCGGCGCGCCGGGCCTCGGCCGCAAGGGCGTCGGTGCCAGGGATCTGCGCGGCGATCACGCGGTCGTGCGGGGCGAACTCGGCAGCGCGAGCCTGGCGCCGCAGGTCATGCGCGATGGCCTTCGCCTTGTCGGTGTTGATGCGGATCAAGAGACGTACTCCCACGCAGCACGGAAGGTCCGGTCGGCCGGGATGTCGCTCACGCTGACGATCCGCCAGGGCTTGCCCGCCGGCACGTCCTTAGCAGCAATCTGCTCGATGGTCAGGCCGCACTCAGGCGCCGGGATGAGGACGGCGACACCGCCTTCGTCCGTCGGATAGATAATGCGCTGATCGGTCATGCTCGGCTCCTATCAGCGAAAGACAACTACATGAACTTGTGGACAATCTTCATTACTAGAGCCCGCGTAAAGCGTGCCAATTCGAACAGAAGTCGTCGTTAGGGCAGTGACGCCTTGCTTAAGCGCCATCGCGTTGCCGCCGTCGTTAGTCGTGTTCCGCTGAGTGGTGCCGGCCACTGCATAGTTCACATCCGGCATTGCTGTTGTGAAGTTCACGGTGTAGTCGCCCGTGCCGTTGTCCGTAATGCTGCTGACGTTCCCCGACGCGCGGATGGCGACGGTGCCAGTCCCGTTGAAGTTCACCCAAGCCCGGCAGCCGAAAGCCGTGGCGACAGAGCCGTAGCCGGAGTTGAACTGGAAGTTGCCGCTGGTGTCGAGGCGAGCGGCAAATGTTGCGTTGGTATGCCAAGAGATGCTGCGAGACGCAGGGGCAAAAAACCCCCACACATTTGGATCGCCAGTCCCGGCGCCGGGGCCAATCTCAAAACTGCCGCCAGCGCTGTTGTCTTGAAAGATGCGAACTCCACGAACGCGAATATTGCCGTTTGCGTCCAGCCTATCGGTAGGCGCCGACGTACCGATACCCACGTTTCCGCTGGCGTCGATCCGCATGGCTTCCACGCCGCCTTCGGTAAAGGCGATTTGGTCAGCAGAAGGAAAAAAGACCCCGGTGTTGCTGTCACCCGTAGGTGAGATGGACGGTGCGGATACCGTTCCTGCGCCTACGTTTACCGTAGTGCCAGATACCGTAGTGCCGGACACTGTGGCACCGGACACCGTGCCCGTCGCGGTAACCGTGGCGCCAGACACCGTACCAGTCGCGGTAACCGTAGCGCCAGACACCGTACCTGTCGCAGTGACCGTGGCGCCGGACACTATGCCGGTCGCCGCAAGCGCGGAAGCGTTAACAGTACGGCCAGCCGTCAAGTTTGCGACAGAAACCCTGTCGGTAATGCCGCCCTGGACAATCGGCACAAACTCCGTGCCGTCCAGCGGCACTGTAGCGGCGGGAAGGTCCGAGATCTTGACGGTGGCCATGCTGGTGTCCCGCGTCGGTTAGCGAAGGTTGACGGGGCGAGCGTAGACGTTGCCGCCGGCAGCGATCTGGATGGCGCTGACGCGCCAAGCGCCGCTCACGGTCAACGGAATGTTGAGGTAGACGATGGTGTTCGCCGGGATCGGCGTCGAGGCCGTGGTGGCCGTCACGTTCTCGCCCACGATCACATGCGCGGCCGTCGTGGCCCACACCATGACGGCCTGCGGGCCGGCAGGCCAAGTGGCCGTGGTCCCCGCGGTGCCCGTGTAGGCAGCGGTGCGGGTCGGAAAATCGGCGTCGGCAAGCGGGTTAGTGACAGGGATTTCCATAACCGCACCTCATGCAAGGAACTTGAGCTTATACAGCGTGGAGAGATACAGCGCGACAATCTCGTCGATGATGTTCTGGAGCGCCGTGTCGCTCTTGTCCACAACTTTGTAACGCATCTCCTCGATGTCCTTGAGGTTGTCCTCAAGGAACTCGACGATGTTGTTCGTCTTCTTGGCCGACATGAGGGCAATCGGCCCGATCAGCCCGTGGCGGCCCTGGTAGGCTTCGGCCAGCGTGTCCGCGAGGTCAATAACGCCGTCGTAGAACGACCCCAGAGCCTTGTGCTTGGCGTAGCTGCGGGTGTTCAGATGCACGGAATGGGCCGTATCGCGGGCCAGAAACAGCATTCCGATGAACTCGGCGCAGTTGCTCATTGCATCGGCCCTCCGGGGGCCATCTCAGGGGGTAAAGCGGGCATTTCGGGCTCCATGACGGGCATTTGGCGCTCCATTGGAGCGTCACGACCGACAATATCGCCCGTATCCAGCGCCGCAGCGATGGTGCCCATCACGATGTCCTGGATCTGCTCCGGCGTCATGCCCGCCTGGACGGCCGAAATGCGCTTCGTCTCGGCGTCATACGCCTTGATCTGCACTTCCTGGGCCTCGATGGACTGCTCGACACGCTGGAGCATCCCAACGACCTGGTTCAGCTCCTTCGTCAGCGCCTCGATCTGCATTTTGGCCATCTGCATCTCGGGCGACTGGTCTTCGCCTTCCATGACCTTCGGGTCGATGATCTTGGCGAAGCGCGCGGCCATCTCCTGAGCGCCCGGCCAGTCCATGTTCTTGATGAACAGGTCGCCGGCAACGGTCCAGAGTTGCGGGTTGGATTGAAGCAGCATGGACATGGCGTCCAAAGCTTCCTGGCGCTTGGTCATGTAGCCAGGCCCGGTGGTCACGCAGACATCGTAAACGCCGACCGACGGGTTGTAGATCTTGTCGATCACCAGCCCGTTCTCGTCGCGGATCTCCTTCACGGGCTCCGGCTGCGTCGGGTTGATGCGGACCATGCCGACCTCGCCGTCGAGGCCCACGATGCGGGCCACGCGGGCGGTGTCGTAGATCTTCGGGATCAGATCAACGAGCTGGCGCGTGACGTAGCGGATGGCGCGGGAAAGGTTATCGACGAAGTGGTACGTCCCAGTGTCGCCCTGCTTCTCGCGCGCCAGGATGGCCCGGCCAGACCGCTCGTTGCTCTGGGCGCCAAGGCTGCTGTCGTACTGGCCCGTGGTGGCCTTGATGTCGTCAGAGGCGCCCAGCTTGGCCTGGATGAGCCCGGTCTGGGCCAGCGGCGGCGGGGCGCGCTGGGGCAGCGGCAGAGGCGAGCCGGCGCCGTCGGTGACGTCCGGGTTGACCTCCAGGTACGGCCAGTTGTTCGTGTTAGCCGTCTTCCAGTTCATCTCGTAGCCTTCGAACTGGCCGCCATAGCCAATGAAGGGCGCCTTGGGGGCCAGGGCCAGCATCTCGGCCTCCTGGCTGACCCAGTAATTGTACATGCGCTGGGCGTCCTTGGCGTTTCGCACAAGGCCCGAGACGTAGAGCTGGCCGTCCACTTCGAACTCGTTGCCGACGACGCGCACGACCGGGATCCACTTGCCCGCCCAGTCGCGCTCCTCCAGCACTTCGAAGCCGTTGGTCTTGAGCCACTTGACCTTCTTGCGATCCACCTTGCGGGTCCGCAGCGGCTTGCCGAACATGGCCTTGAGGGCCTTGTCCTGCGGCGTGCCGGAGAAGGCCGTGATGTTGTCCGGGTAGAGGTTCAGCGTCGCGTCTTCATGCTCGTAATAGAAGTACTCCGCGATGCGAACCATGTCCTCCGACAGCCATTGCGACAGGCTCTGGTCGCCCACGCCCTGCGTCATGAGGCTGGAGATCGGCGCGGCGTCCGGAAACATCCGCTCGTAGTCGGCCTTGCTGACGTCCTCGGTGATGAAACACCACTCGGCGTCAGAGCCGCACGGATCCTGGATCGCCGGGTCCATGTAGACCGAGAAGGCGTTGCGGATGCGGCCGATCTTCAGATCCTGGTCGAAGCTGTCCTCGCGGCAGTACTCCGTCAGGATGCGGATGTAGCCCTCGCCGTAGGTGACCTGGTTGTCGCAGGCGGTGTCGTAGGCGACATCGGCGTCCGAGATGTACTCGATGTGCCGGACCATGCCGTCGAAGATCTCAGCCACGCGCACGTCGGCGCGGTCGTCAGCCGGGATGACTTTGCCCGTCGGGCGGTTCTGGCGCTGCTCGTTCGTCACCTGACGGACGTGCTGCGGCAGCTTGTTGATCGTCAGGCAGGGGCGGGCGTTGATGGTCTGGCCCTGGACCGAACCGCGGGTCGCCAGCACGTCAGCAGGCCACTGCCACATGTTGTCCGGGCTGCCCGCCATGAAGCGCAAATCGTCCAACTCATCTTCACGGCTGTCCGAATACGCTGAAATTGCCAGCGTATAGCGGCGCCGCATGACGGACAGCCGCTCTGTATCGTCAGAGTCGGACACTTTGCCCGCTGCTTGAACATCGTTAG